TAGCAGGATTACGTCAGATGTGATGTTCAACTGGAGATCATTCTATCACTTTCAGGGATTGCGAAACAAACCGGAAGCTCAGAAAGAGATTCGTGAGATTGCTCAGATGATGCTTGACTTGGTAGAAAATATAAAAGGCAATCCATTTGAACATACTATTGCTGCTTTTGGACTATGAATTAAGAATGATTTTTTTAGGAGACATACACGGCGACCACCATTTCGCCAAATCTATCGCCACACGTTACCCGAAAGATAAGGTTATCCAAGTGGGGGATTTCGGAGTAGGATTCATTTCTTCTAACGAGTTAAACGAAAACTTCCCTGATAATCTATATTTTTTCTGCGGGAACCACGACAAAAGGCGCGAAGCTCCCATGATTAAAGGGTATATGGGAGATTTCGGAGAATTTGACGATATATTTTTTGTTAGCGGAGCAGATAGCATAGACAAGGATTGGAGAACTCCTGAAGTCAATTGGTGGGAAGATGAAGAACTTAACTGTAACCAAATGAAACAATGCCTTGAAGCTTGGGAGAGAAGCGATAAAAACATATTAGTCGCGCACGATATACCTCAAAGTTTTGCTGAATATGTGTATAAAATATACGACAATTCTGCTACCAGAAACCTCTTACAAGTTATGATAGAAGTAAGAAAGCCCAAAATTGTAGTAGCTGGGCATCATCATAAATCTATAACAGGCGAGCTAAATGGCATAAAATATCGCGGAATAGATATAAACGAAGTCTATGAAATCGAACCAGAACTCCTCAAATAAAGCAGACATTTATTACAGTCTCCACAAAAAATAAAAAATGAAAAACTACGAACTCACAGAAAAGAACACAGATAATGGTCTTGCCATTATTCAAATCACTGAAGGTGAATTCAAGAATGTTGAATTTGCATTTGGAAAGATCACCTTTAATGAAGACGATGAGGAAGACAAGTGTAAGCTCACATTTGACTTTGAAGTTACCACGCCACCCAAAGAAAAGGCTTGTCAAGAGGCAGAGAATATGTTAGAATTGCAGGACACAATTGGAAAGATTCTAATCAACATCTTGGAAGAACAAGTAGAGAATGAGCAGCAACCTAACACCCCTAATTCTTAGAAACCTAATCCAAAACGAATCGTTCTGTCGCAAGGCGATTCCCCATATCAAACCAGAATACTTTGAAGGGTCTTCTCGCACTGTCTATGAGTTGATTCTTCGCTTCATTACAAAATACAACAAGCTTCCAAACTCATCTGCCATCCAGATCGAGTATGAGCAGTCAGACTTCAGTAAGGCAAACGTCGAGGAAGTTGTCGATGCTATACAGTCGCTCTCAAAGCAAGAAGATGATGTCAATGAAGACTGGCTGCTTGACTCTACTGAGAAGTGGTGCAAGGACCGTGCTGTATATCTGGCAATCATGGAGTCGATTCAAATCATTGATGGTAAGACCAAAGACAAAGCAGAAGGAGCGATTCCAGATATCTTGAGTAAGGCACTTGCAGTGACCTTTGATACCAATGTTGGTCATGACTACATTGAGAATGCCACTGAGCGTTATGAAGCATATCATCGTGTTGAGGAGAAGCAGTCCTTTGACCTTGAGATGTTCAATACCATCACCAAGGGTGGTCTACCAAGAAAGACACTGAACATTATCCTTGCTGGCACTGGTGTTGGTAAGAGTCTGATGATGTGTCACTTTGCTGGTGCTGCTCTTCAGCAGGGTAAGAATGTTCTCTATATCACAATGGAGATGGCAGAGGAAAAGATTGCTGAACGCATTGATGCGAATCTCTTTGACATATCTCTGGATGACCTTGAGAATGTCACGAAACCGATCTTTGATTCCAAGATTGATTCCATTCGCCAGAAGACTCAGGGTAAGCTAGTCATCAAGGAGTATCCTACAGGGTCTGCTCATGTTGCACACTTTCGAGCACTACTGAATGAGTTGAAGATGAAGAAGAACTTTGCTCCTGATATCATCTTCATTGACTACCTGAACATATGTGCCTCCAGTCGTGTTCGTGGTCTTGGTGGTTCCATCAACACCTACTCCTTTGTCAAGGCAATTGCAGAGGAGATACGTGGTCTTGCCGTGGAGTTTAATGTCCCTGTCTGGTCTGCTACTCAGGTTACCCGTGAGGGTTTCAAAAGTTCAGATGTTGACTTGACAGATACCAGCGAATCCTTTGGTCTTCCAGCAACTGCTGACTTCATGATTGCAGCAATCAGTAACGATGACCTTGCCAACAAGAATCAACTGATGATCAAGCAGTTGAAGAATCGTTACAATGACCCAGAGAGAAACAAGAAGTTCTGTATTGGTGTGGACCGTTCCTACATGAGACTCTTTGATCTTGAAAATGCGACTGCTGGAATCATCAGTGACTCTCCTCCAGTGGCAAGTGGTGATGCTGACTATGCGAATCTCAAGCACTAACTGGAGGTTTTAAATATTATAAATAGTTCTAGTAACACTAAAATTCAATTGTAATTTATGGGAACTATGCTATCTTTTAAAGAATACCTAACGGAATCTGCCAACACAATTCTAGCAGACATCAATGAAATTTGGGTTGGATACGTCCTTGCTGGAAATCGCTGGTTTGATGCTGATGCAAGAAGGCAGTTTGAAGAAAGAATAAAACAAGCTTCACCTGCTGCTGTTGAAGATGCCAAAGGTAAGGCAGAGGCAATGGCAGTTGATTTTCTTAAATGGGCAAAGAAAGCGGGTTATAAAGGTAAACCCACTCAAGTCTGGTGGACCGCAAGACCAAACTCAATGACCAAGGCAGTTGGTCAAGAAGTCAACCAGAAGAAGAATCCCACTGATGTTCTTATTCGATTTGCTGATGGTCCTGCTAATGGGTTTCTTGGTCTATCTGCAAAAGCCACGAAGAGCAAGGGTGATATCGGTTTCAAAAATCCCGGCATTGGAACTATTGACAGAAGCCTGAACACTTCCTTCGCCGCAACTCTCAAGGATGTCACCGAAGATACTATCCGACGACTTGACCTTCCTCCCTCAACCAAAGCGAGGAAACAATTTATCCGCTCCAATAAGGATATCCAAAAGCAGACAATCGAAGCTGGTGTCACAACCATGCGAGAGTTCCGCGATATCCTCCTAAAGCGTCTTCTTCAGTTTGACCAAGCCTCTTTGAAAAAGTATCTTTTAGATGACTGGATGGACGCTGAAGTTCTTTATCCTCCATATGTTAAAGTTACTGGACAAGGTAAAAAGGCACCATATAAGGCAGTAACAATGGACCCACTCAAGAACGATAAGCTTTCTGCTTTTTCTAAGAATGATATTGAACTTGAGCCAATTGGAAATGAGTCTATTGGAGTAAAGGCTGGTCCCAAGAAAATCATGAAGATTCGATTCAAATTCGAATCTGAAAAGATGGCATCGTCTCTTAAACTCAGTGGAGACCCTTGGTGATATGAACACCTTCCTTGACTTCATTTCCGAAGCAGCAGTGGGTAAGAATACCCACATGACTCATATTGAAGATCAGGTAATCTATGGTGGTGTCTCTGGTGCTCGCCAAGCTATTCTTGCTCTTCGTTCTCTGAGAGATATGCTTGCTGGTAACTCATCCAAGGAGGTTGACATTACCGTGAAGTGGGATGGTGCTCCTGCTGTTTTTGCTGGTCAAGATCCAAGAGATGGTAAGTTCTTTGTTGCCAAGAAGGGTATCTTTAACAAGGAGCCAAAGGTCTACAAGACAGATGCAGAGATTGATGCAGATATGTCTGGTGACCTTGCAGCAAAGATGAAAGTTGCCCTTGCTGAACTTCCCAAGCTTGGTATCAAGGGAGTCATTCAAGGGGACATCATGTTCACGAAGAGTGACCTGAAGAAAGAAACCATTGATGGTGAATCCTACCTGACCTTTCAACCCAATACCATTGTGTATGCGGTTCCTGCAAGCAGTGCCTTGGGTAAACAGATTTCCAAAGCCAATCTTGGTGTGGTCTTTCATACTGCATATGCAGGTAAAGACTTTGAGTCCATGACTGCTTCCTATGATGTGGATGCATCGAAGCTCAAGCAAACACCAAGTGTCTGGTTTCAAGATGCTGGTCTTCGTGACATCTCTGGTAAAGCACTCCTGAATTCCAGTGATACTGCAAAGGTTCAGAAAGCACTCTCTACTGCTGGTAAGATCTTCCAGAAGATTTCTGGTTCTACTCTTCGTCAGATTGAAGGTGACCCTGAGCTTGCAAAGACGATTGAGACATTCAATAACACCTATGTCCGTAGGGGTGAAGAGGTAACGAATACCAAGAAGCATGTCCAGAACATGATTGCTTGGGTCAATGATAAATATGCCAAAGAAGCAGAAAAGAGAAAGACCGAGAAAGGTAAGGCTGGTGTCGAACAGAGAAGAGATGAATTCCTGAAGTTCTTCTCACCGGAAAACCAGAAGAACCTTGACTTGGTTTTTCAATTGCAGAATGCAGTAGTTGTGGCAAAGAAACTTATCATTGCAAAACTTGATGACCTCAAAAAACTGGATACCTTCGTTCGCACAAAGAATGGATTTCGTGTCACAGGTCAGGAAGGATTTGTGGCAATCGATAAGATCGGTGGTGGAGCAGTCAAACTGGTGGATAGACTGGAATTCTCCATGAACAATTTTTCACCAGATATCATCAAAGGATGGGAACACTAGAATGAAATCAATCAAAGAGATCAGAAACGAAATTAACGAATCCAAGCAAGAAGACATTGCAGATCTGAAAGCACTTCTCAAGAATCCTGATCCCAAGATTGCCAAGAACTATGGTGGCATCGAGGGATACAAGAAGATGATTCAGAGCAAGATTGATAGGTTGATGAAGGAAGAGACTGAGTTAGAAGAGGAGGCTTTCAAAGGTGAGTCCTTTTTGAATAAAGCAGAACAATATTGGGGTTGGTTTAAGGTCAACAAGGAAAAGGATTACCTTTCTTCGGCTTCTGCATTCCTCAATGACTTTTTCAACCTCTATAAGAACAAAGGGATGATGCCTAAACACGCTTTCAAGAAGGCGACTGATCTCAAAGGGAAGATTTCCAAAGAATTGAAGAAGCTCGGAATTTCAGAATCCACTGAGGAGTTGGATGAAGCACTGACTCGCGCACAACGTATCAAGCGTTCGCAGATTGCCAAGCGTAACAAGGCAAAGATTCAACGTGCTCTCAAGAGGGGTAAGAATAAGAAAGCTTCAACCGAAACACTTCAGAAACGTGCCAAGAAGAAAGCAAGAGACCTTCTATACACCAAGCTGTTGAAGGGTAGAAACCGTGCTGATGTTTCTGCTGGTGAACAAGAACGCATCGAAAAGAAACTAGATAAGATGCAGGGTGGCATTAATCGTATTGCCAAGAAGCTCCTTCCTCAGTTGAAGAAAGCCGAACAGGAGAAGGGCAAGAAAAAGAGTGAAGAATGAAATCGTTCAGTCAGTTTACAGAAGAAAAGAAGAAGACCTTGGTGACTGCCTTCGGTCGCTTCAATCCACCTACCATTGGGCATCAGAAGCTCATTGATAAGGTTGCCAAGGTTGCTGGTAAGAATGATTACCAGATTTATCCTTCTCAGTCACAGGACGCAAAGAAGAATCCACTGAGTTATAATGACAAGGTGAAGTTCATGCGTAAGATGTTTCCAAAACATGCTCGTAACATCTACATGGACAAGAATGTCAAGATTGCACTTCATATTGCTGATCGTGCATACAAGGAAGGGTATACAGAATTCGTCTATGTTGCTGGTTCTGACCGTGTGAATGAGTTCAAGCTCTTGTTGAACAAATACAACGGCAAGGAAAGAAAGGATGGATTCTACAACTTCAAGGATGGTATTCAGGTTATCTCTGCTGGTGAAAGAGATCCTGATGCAGAGGGTGTTTCTGGAATGTCAGCATCCAAGATGCGTGCCGCAGCAGCGGATAACGATCTGGAACTATTCGCCACTGGTCTTCCCAAGAACTTTGGAGAAGTCCAAGAACTCTTGAATGCCATTCGTAAGGGTATGGGTCTCAAAGAGTCCTTTATCTTTCGAAAACACATCGCACTTCCAAAGGTAAGTGATATCCGTGAACAATACACTGAGGGTAAACTCTTCAATGTCGGTGATCGTGTCACAAAGGCGGGTGTAGAACTCAGAGTGGTCGAACGCAAACCTAATTTTGTGGTTTGTGAGAATAATGAAAAGGTGACCTTCAAATGTTGGTTGGAAGACCTTCAACCCATCGAAGAGAAACTTGATCCCAAGGCAGATGTTGATACATGGATTGATGACTTCGTGAAGTCTGATGCCCCTCAGTTCAAGGGTAAGGACAAGAAGAAGAGAATCGATATGGCACTTGCTGCATACTATTCTGCTCGTCGTGAAGCTGGATTGGAAGAAGAAAAAGAAGATGACCTTCAACCCATTGAAGAAAAACTTGATCCCAAGGCAGGAGGAACCATCACAGTCAAATTGAGCAACGCCCAGATATCTGAACTGGATGCCACTGCCTCCACATGGGGACATGAAGTTCTGGGTCTGGAGGATGGTTGGTTTTCTTTGGAAAGGGGCAAGCTGGTCTTGAGTAAGGAACAGGCACGGAGTCTGATCAAGAAGCTGGAGGATGACTATGGGAGTCGGTATGGGCTGGAAGTCTCAGGAACCAAAAGGCGGATGATGATGCGGCTCAAGGACAAGCTGGCAAATCTTGCGGTGAATGAGTCTGCTCCAAACCCGAAGCAGCAGATGGCAAGGGAGTTGATCAAGCTCTGGCAGCGAGAGAACACCGTGGATGCCGATGATATTGCACTTGCCCTGAACACTACACTAGCGGGACTCAGAGGTCTGGCAAAGGCTTATCCCAGACATTTCGAGTATCTTTCTAGCGGCAAGAGGGACAAGGCAACAAACAAGGCGAACCCCTCGTTTGGGGTTCGCCCGAAGATCGTTCCTACTCCTGACCTCACCAGATACCTTGAGCGAAGGACACGAAACCCTCGTGAAGCTGGATTGGAAGAAGAAAAAGAAGAAGATGACCTTCAAGGACCAGACCGTTACTATGCCAAGGATGCAGAGGGCGATGAGATGGCAAAGAGCACCAAGAAGAGTCGCTCATCTCACTTCAAGAAGCAGACAAAGAAAGCAACAGATGACCCATCTGCTTACAAACCCGCTCCCGGTGATGCGTCTGCCAAGACCAAGCCTTCCAGATACACAAAGAAGTATCAGCAACTCTATGGGAAAAAGAAATGAAATCGTTCACTGAATATCTTACCGAAAAAGAACACCCTTGTCCACCAGCGACACAGGATGTAAAACTCAACACAAAGAATCGTGATGCCACAACCAAGCAGTTTGCCTATGGTCCCTTGAATGTAGATGAACCGGGTGACTATTGGGAGAAGATTGCAAAGAAGTGGGATACCTCTGTTGAAGCAGCAAAGAAATCAGTGTGCGCCAATTGTGTTGCATTTGATATCAGTGCTCGTATGAAAGACTGTATGCCCGGTGAAACATCTGATGATGATGGTGAACTTGGATACTGCTGGATGCATCACTTCAAGTGTCACTCTGCTCGCACTTGCACCACATGGGCAAAAGGTGGACCGATCACTGATGACAAGGTTTCATATGATTGGCAAGACCGTTCGATGACTAAGAAAGAAGAATCAGAACTCGCGGAATCAAATCCCAAGAAGGCAGTCCAGAATAAGGCAGATGGTAGTGGAATTGCCTTTGATATTCTCTGGGATGTCTATAAGAGGGGTGTAGGTGCATGGAGAACTGGTCATCGACCCGGCACTACTCCTGAACAGTGGGGTTTAGCTAGGGTGAATTCATTTGTCACTGGTGGAAAGACTCAGAAGACAACTGATGCTGACCTATGGAAGAAACACAAGGGAGCATGAAAACATTCATTGAATATATTTCTGAAGGAGCCTCTGTCTATCAGAAGACTGCCACAAAAGCAAAAAGTGGAAAAACATATGCATTCGGTAGAGACAGTAGACTTGATGGCAGACCAAAAGAAGAGGGTGGTTATTATGTCTGGGTTCTGAAACAGAATTATGATGGCAAGGTTCGTGGTGGGATTCGCTCATCATGGGCATACGTAAAAAAAGACTTGAGCTATAAGGATGCGGTCAAGTTGATGAATAAAAGACTTGGATATAAAGGATTTGACCTTAACGAATCCAAGGTAGAAGACTTCCTGATCTGGGAACCAGAAGGTGACCTTCGCACTATCACAGAGAAACTCAATAAACTCAAGAGCAGCAAGTCAGAGGTTTATCGTGGAATCTCTGGTGCTGAATACAATGTGCTGACTCGTAAGGGTGCAGTAAAATCTAAAGGCAAGGGGAACACCAGTGACATTGATGGTTCATATGTTGCTGACAATGTTCACCTTGCTGGACGCTTTGCTCTGGTGGCATATCGTGACACTGGAGAAGGATATCTTCTTGTTCTGGATCGCAAGAAGCTCCCCAATCTAGAACCAAGAGATCCCGGTAACTATGCAGTCTCACATATTCCAAAGGATGCTGTAAAGAAGACTATCCAACTCTCAAAACTCAAATAACTAAATAGTAGCATGTATAACGACGAACTTACAAAAAAACTAGCAGAGACTGCCAAGCGAATCATGGCTGGGGAGTCTGTAGAAGCGATTGAAGAAGCCACCGGCGACAAGGAAGCCTATCAGAAGTTCTTCAATGACACTCTGAAAAAGTATGGTGTGAAATCACCATCTGAACTTAAGGGTGATGACAAGAAGAAGTTCTTTGATGAGATTGATGCTGGTTGGAAGGGTGATGATGAGAAGCCTGAGAAGAATGAATCCGTTGAATTGGAAGAGGCAGCAAAGATTTCGGGTAAAGATGCCTATAAGTGGTTGACTTCAAACAAAGTCTTTGATGATGAAGACTTTACCAATCCCCCCTCTTTTGATGATGCCGTGAAATCGTATAGGGGTTCTGGTCCCGGTCTTGATGCGTTCATCAATTTGGCTAAGAAGCATGGTGGCAAGAAGTCAACTGATGGGTGGGGTTGGATCGGTGGAGCAAGGAACTTCTATGATAAAGTTTTGGTTCCTGCTGCTAAAGGATATGCCTCTGTTGAAGAATCAGTTGAGGAGTTGGAAGAGCAAACACCAGACTTTCATGTTAAATATGCCAAGAGTAAGCGCGGTCCAATTCAGGTGACCAAGTTCATGACTTTAGACAAGGCGAAGAAGTTCCTGAGTGACCGTGAAGCTGAAGGTTATCGTGGCATCATCTCTAAAGACGGCAAGCCGGTCAAAGAGTCAGCGAAATCGATCTTTGACATCAAACCTGATAGCAAGAAGTGGACGAAAGCCAAAAGTCGCGGGGAGCACATCATTAGAGGTAAGATGCATTCAGTTAAGACCAAGGTGAAGTCTGGGGATGCCCTCTGGATTCACCCATTCGATGGAGACCGTCATGTGGCTGCTATTGACAAGAATGACACTGGCGGCTACTTTTTCATGTCGAAGTATAGCATCGATGAATCAGAGAAACTTGAATCAGTTGAGGAGTTGGAAGAATCTACTGAAGATTTGGGAGAAGGTAAGAAGAAGCCCAAGTTGACTGATAAGCAGATCATAAACCACCCTGATGCAAATGTGGTCTTAACGATTTCTCATGATGGAGTTGAGAAGGCAGTTGCTGATCTCAGAAAAGGTGATTATGATGATGACTTCTATATTGCCGTCGATTCGGGTCACAAAAAATACTCGAAAATCTATGTGTTGGATGTGCAAGACATTTCAGAATCCACTGATGAGTTGGAAGATGATGAGGGTGATGTTGAAGAAGGGCTTATTGGTAACCTGATTAAAAAGGGTGCTAAGAGATTCTTGACTCGTAAAGGTAGAAATGATGCTCGCGCCAAGAAACTCAAGAAACTGAAAAGTAAATCAAGCGAAATCAGACGTTCTAAACAATTGAAAAAGGATATCAAGACCGCTAAAAAAGATATCCGAAAGGCTCGCAGGGAATCCACTGAGGAGTTGGAAGAGGCAAAGATTGACCTGAACAAGAAGTTCAATACCAGTGATGCTGCCTTTGATTACTTCCACTCCTTTGCTGTTGCCGATCAAGCCAAGACCGACCAAGAAGTTGAGAAGAGCAAGAAGAAGTTCGCCAAGAATACTCTGGGTTTCTGGATGCAGAATCTCACTGATACGCTGAAGGGAATGGGTATTAGCGAGGAGACTGAACTTGATCTTACTGAAGAGGAAGAAGAGGAAATCGTTGCCAGCATCTTGGATACCATCCCTGATGCCGAAGCTGCTGCTGATGACGACAATCATCCCGATGAAGATGATATGCTCGCTACATTGGATACAACCACTGGATACAAAGTAGTTGATAACCTTCCTGAAGAGACTGAAAGACTCGATGCTCGTCGTCGTGAATTTCGTGAGAAGATTCGCAAACTTGCCTATGAGAAGGCAAAGAAGATGATCAAGGGCATTAGCGATGCGGATGATGAAGAGGAAAAGGTCGAAGGTGTTGACAAGCCCCTTGAAGTTCAAAAATACGAGGCAATCGGTGCTGTTTCTGTGAGTCATGTCAAGGAAGAGATTGAAGAGTCCACTGAGGAGTTGGAAGAAAAGCGCAAGTCCAAGAGTGACTACGAGATCTACCATGACTCATACACTTCTGCCTTGAGTGAAGTTCTGGACCTTGTTGCTCGAAATGGATACAAGGTTGACGAAGACCTCTGGTTCACCAATGTTTCAAGTGGTCCTCGCAAGCCTTCTGCTGGCAAGACAAACAGCTTCACTCTTGAACTTGAAAAGGGTGGTAAGCCAACTCGCAAGGTTGTTTCGTTTCAGGTCTATGGTCTGGAATCTGGACGCTATGAGTTGAATGCCTACATTTCGTAAGCAAATAAACAATGAAAGATCCTAACGAATACGACTATGAGGGTGAGATGGCAAAGACTCAACTCAGAACTATTGAAGATGCTGCCAAGCAACTCCATGCGCTACTGAGTGATGATGAGAATCTCCCTGAGTGGGTTCAGTCCAAAATCACCAAGGCTACTGACTATCTTGATTCAGCCCGTGACTACATGGTTTCCAAGAAGAGACAACAGGTTGAGTCTAAGAAGAAGTCCTTCAGAGAGATTCGTCAAAGATGATTGATTTCGACCAATATGAAGTTGTCAGAGAGGGTATCGACTATCACCTAGAGAACTCGATACCTTTCTCTGACAACATTTTTCGCATTGGTTCTGAAGCATACCTTCTGTTCTTTCAGGAGGCACGTAATCTTGATCCTGCCCTCCTAGACTCACAAGACAAAACCCTACTAGATTCAGATATTGGTCTTATGGGGGTCTATGAGGGTAAGGATGTGCCTCTTGATGTTCCTATGATTGAGGAACAAAAAGAACCTGAGTTAGAGAAACCCAAACGTGGAGGTAACAAGAAGTTTTATGTCTATGTCAAGAATGACAAAGGCAATGTCATCAAAGTAGAGTTTGGTGATACCTCTGGTTTGCAAGCAAAGATTAACGATCCAGAGGCACGTAAGAATTTCGCAGCAAGACATAAGTGTGAGACAAGAAATGATAAGACAAAACCAAGTTATTGGTCTTGTCGTTTGCCGTGGTTCGCCAAGGCATTGGGTCTTGAGGGCGGCGGTAAGTTCTTCTGGTAATAATGCCCTATACTGATACGATTCGTGAAGACCAGAGCATTGAAAGATGCTTTTGTGCTGATGTAAATAGTGATGAACTGGTATGGCATAGAGACAGAAGGAACAGAGAGGTCACGATACTGAATGGGACTGATTGGTTTCTTCAGTTCGACAATCAAATGCCGATTGAGTTGGTTGTCGGAAAAACCTATAGCATTGAGAGGGACTTATATCATCGATTGATGAAGGGTGAAAATGCAACGGAACTGAAAATACAAATCACTGAAAATAATGACTGAAGATCGTTTTAACAAACTGGAAGAGAAGATTGAATCGTTACTGGTTACAAGTGTGAGGACCGAAGAGAAGGTCAGCAACCTTGAGAAACATACCAGAAGAATGATCGAGAAGAACCAGACCAATGAGTATCGAATCAATAAACTTGAGGTTGAGCAGAAAGAGAATCTCAGGTTTCAAAAGGGATTCTTTAATACCGTGGTTGCTTTCTTTGTCGCGATTGCCGGGGCATTTGTGACTGCATGGTTTAATTTGTTTCATAAATAGATTCGTGAGATTATTTGATGAGCTTACATCTAAAAACTTTGAACTATATGCTGCAAGGCACTATCGAAATAATCAGTGTCTAGACATAAAAGACTTTTATGAGGACATGAGTCGGTTTAGTTATGTCCTTCGATTGCTAAGAAAATACAAAGATACGAATGAGATAAATACAAGGCTGGTGCTGAATCATATCATCACCATCTACAATGTGTATGACATCTCTGCTGCAAACAAAATGATGTTCTTTAAGATTGATGATGACTTGCACTCAGTGCTCAAGACATTCTTAATCTTCCTGAACTATCTGCCAGAGAGCCAACAGGGAAACACAAAGGTCGATTTACAAATCGCAAAAGAACTACAGGAAATTTAAAATGGGACTACTACTTAGAGGCGCAGATACGGTTTATGCATTGAGGTTTCTTCGACTCCTGACAATGCCTTGGGAAAAGACAGCAGCATACAAGGCTGGTGTTGTGGACATGAACGGAGAACGTCTCAAGAAACCAGAGACAAAGGAAGAGAAGGAAGCATACACAATCTTTCATCGTCTGGTATTCAATATTCGTCGTCTGCTTGCAAAAATCCCATTGGGCAAATCGACCATTGCCCGTTACCTTGCTGCCTTCTGGTTGATCAAGGAAAATACAGATTTGGAGGACGATGATATCAAGGGAATTCTACAAGAAGCCTATGGTATCGACCCCACGAAACTGGACCTGAGCGAGAGTTGGCTCTTGGTCGATGATGGTGGTTACCTCCCCGAAGGTATGTATCAATTGAAGCATGATATTGCACTGCCAATGACTGGTGAGTTGCTTGCCTTCAAGGGAACACTTGTTGAGGTTCACAGACCACAACCCGTGGGGACCATTTTTGATGTCTCGGTTTTTGAAGTCGAGCATCGTAACACTTTACAAAAAATCTACGTGACTGAAAGTGATGTGGAGGAAACTACTGTGGCGGGTTCCATTGCAACCAAGCCAATGCCATTCCGTTCTGAATTGGATATGGATAGTGATGAAGAGTCAACTATGATCCAAAAGGAAACAAATGGAAAACGAAACAACGGTTCTGAAGAACGCGGTTGAGCATTTCATAAAGGATAATTCTTGGTTACTTTTTGCTGGTCTATTAACACTTATTTTCAAGTCAACTCTTGAGAAACTTGTTGCTGGGATATTCGTCTTTCTGGGAAACGATTACAACGAAGACGACATTGTGATCGTCAATGGAAGACCCGGAAGGCTTGTCCGTGTTGGTATCACAAAGAGCACTTTCTTTCTGTATGAGATAAGAGATGGCGTTATATACGGCGGCACAAAATTGGTTATCCAGAATGAAAGACTTGCCGACATGGACATCGAAAAGCCACTAGGAAAACTTGAAATATCAAATTGGAAAATGAAATTAAGTGATAGCCAAGAACTTGATTGATTTCAACTGAGTTTTGTGATACTATATAATTTCACAGTGAACGTGAAATAGAACAATTATGGAAAATATCATCTCTGACGAATTCGCATCAACATACGCAAACAAAACCCCGAAATGGGGATTCAATGGTCTTGGTTACATCGTTTACAAGCGCACCTATGCTCGCTTAAAGGACGATGGCACAACAGAAGAATGGCATGAGACCGTTCAGAGATGCATCAATGGAGCGCAAAGCCTTGGTGCCAATTACGCACAAAAGGAAGCAGAGAAGCTCTTTGATCATGTCTTCAATCTGAAATGTAACTTCGCTGGACGTATGCTCTGGCAACTTGGCACCCCTACCGTCGAACGGTTTGGTGCCAACTCTCTCCTGAACTGCTGGTTCACTCAGATGAATGAACCAAAGGCATTCACATTCCTTTTCGAGAACCTCATGCTTGGTGGTGGTGTTGGGTTTTCTGTTCGCCGTGAGGATGTCCATGAACTCCCTCGAATCAAACCTGATGTTGAGATTACTCATGATGAACTTGATGGAAAGGCAACCAATGATGCCGACTTCATTGTTCCTGATTCCCGTGAGGGTTGGGTATATCTTCTTCGCAAGGTCTTGGATTCATTCTTTGAGACTGGTAAAGGATTTACCTATTCAACCATTCTGATTCGTGGTGCTGGTGAAAAGATTCGTGGTTTCGGTGGCACTGCCTCTGGTCCCTCTATTCTGATTGATGGTATCACAAAAATCTGTGAGGTATTCAAGAGTCGAGAGGGTAAGAAACTTCGCTCACTGGATGTTCTGGATATCAATAACATCATTGGTTCCATTGTTGTTGCTGGTAATGTTCGTAGAAGTGCAGAGATTGCAATTGGTGATCCTGATGACTTTCTCTTTCTTCGGGCAAAGCGTTGGGACTTGGGCGGTATTCCAAACTACCGTGCCATGTCCAATAACACGATTTACTGTGACTCTTATGACCATACATCTGATGCTCTCTGGGAAGGTTATGCTGGCAATGGTGAACCTTACGGTCTTTTCAACCTTCCCTTGTCAGAAAAGTATGGTCGTATTTCTGACGGAAACCTTCGCAGTTCTGAACTGTATCCCACCAATAAGGATAACGTCGTGGGGACCAATCCATGCGGTGAAATCTCTCTGGGCAACTATGAGTGTTGTAACCTAAGTGAACTGTATCTCAACAATATCGAATCCAAGGAAGAGATGTATGAATGTGCGAAGCTTCTGTATAAGACTCAGAAGGCAATATGTGCGCTACCATTCATCCATGAAGATACCAATAAGATCGTTCACAAGAACATGCGTATTGGTCTTGGTGTGACTGGTATCTGTCAGAGTCAACATAAGATGGATTGGTTGGATTATACCTATCAGAAACTTCGTGAGTTTGACCAGAAATACTCCGAGAAGAATGGTCATAATCCCTCCATTAAGTTGACTACCGTTAAACCTAGTGGCACATTAAGCATCCTTGCTGGTTCTACTCCCGGTGTCCATCCGGCATTCTCTCATTACTTCATTCGTCGTATTCGCATGGCAGCAACCGATTCACTTATCGATGTTTGTCGTGACCTTGGTTATCATACCGAGTTTGCCAAGAACTTCGATGGAACAGAGAATCACGATACCGTGGTTGTTGAGTTTCCCTGTCAGTTCGATGAGAATGCAACTGTCGCCAAGGACATGAGTGCCATTGACCAACTTGAACTCATCAAGACTCTTCAATCTCAGTGGGCAGATAATGCGGTATCCTGCACTGTCTACTATCGCAAGGAAGAGCTTCCAGAGATTCAAGATTGGTTGGCAAAGAATTTCAAAAATCATATCAAGAGTGTCTCGTTCCTTCTTCACTCTGATCATGGATTCACCCAAGCACCATACGAAGAAATTGATGCAGATCAATATGAGAAGATGGTAAAGAAAGTTAAACCCATATCGCCGATTCAGACCTCAAATGAAATGATTGAGGGTATTGAATGTGAGGGCGGGGTTTGCCCCATAAGATAATGTTTTTTCAAACTACATGCCCGTCCTGCCGGACTACATATTCTATTGAGTGGCACGATTTCAACCACTCGACCTATGATGTAGAGAATGATTTAGAGGATGACGAATACGAAGAAAATGAACCTACAATATGTCCATTTTGTATGGAAAGAATAGATGGGCATGACGAAGATGAAGATTACGAACTATGATTGCTGGAAAGGTATGGGGTAAGACAGAAGAAGTCTTCAAGAATCATTGTCTTGAATTTCATAGAATTGAATTCAAGGCAGGATATCAATGTAGCGAACATCGACATCAGACAAAGAGCAATGGTTTCTTTGTTGAGTCTGGTAAGATGATGGTCCGTTGCTGGAACGGTGACCTTATTGATGAAACAATTCTTGGTGCCGGTGATTTCACAAAGGTGAAGCCGGGAGTCTTTCATCAATTCATTGGGCTTGAAGATGGTATTGCTTTTGAGTTGTATTGGGCAGAGTTTTCTCATGATGACATTGAGAGACTCAATAGTGGTGGTGCGACTAAGTGAGAATACTACAGGCAAACTTCCATCCAAAAGAAATCAAACTTTGCGTTCGACTGTTTGATGTAAAGGACATTCGCTTTCTCCCCTCTGATGCTTGGCTCAATGCTCGTATGGAGAAATTTGGATACAATGAAAGCTTTCAGAAGGCAGGTATGATGTATCCAATTGCGGTATCTACACACGATCATAAGTGGGTTAAAAGAAGAATTGAAATAGAACCAAATAACCCAGAGAGAACCAACGTAGATAAGGATGGTAAGATTATTCCCGGTCTATATGTTCATGTTGGTCACAAAAGAGTCAAGTGGGCATTGGAGAACGGCTACGAAGCAATTGAGGGATACATGATAACCTCAACGGCAGAACGTCAGATGATTAAGAGATACACTCACATACCACACGACAAGATACCAAAGCGAAGATGAAAATTGCAGTTGTAACATCACTGAATAAAAAACTCTATGACTACTATGGTCATAAGTTCTATGAGACATACAATTGGGATTTTGATCTGTTCACATACACAGAAGACGATTGGGTTGCACCTAGAGGCACGACTATAAATCTTCTATCTGATGTTCCTGAATGCAAAAAATTTGTCGAGAGGAATGGTAGTAAAGACCCGTCCAGTGTTGTTAGGTTTGACCGCAAAGGACGTAGGATGAAGCCATTCAAATTTGATGCTGTTAGATTCTGTTACAAGGTCTATGCCCATACTGATTTGGTAATGAACCGAGGGGGTGGGTATGACGGTGTAATCTTTGTAGATGCCGATAGTGTGTTTCATAAATCCATAGATTCATCTTGGGTTAACCGGCATTTACACCGTAAGGATTGCATGATGACATATCTTGGTAGAATTGGAGCATACTCTGAATGTGGTTTTCTATATTTCAATCTGAACCACCCCAAAACCAAGGAGTGGTCAAAAAGGCTTTATGATGTCTACTCAACAGATGAGATATATACAATTGATGAATGGCATGATAGCTTTGTCGTTGACCATGTGAGAATTGAATTTGAAAAAAAGCACGGAGTAAAAAATTACAATATTGGATTTAGAGATAAGTCTCAGTTTAGAGAACAGAGAAAAATGAAAGGGCACGTTCAAGCATGGAGTATACTTGGAGATGTCTATGACCACTGTAAAGGTGCGAGGAAAGATGCTCTAAAAAGCCCAGAAAATAAAAAGATATGATCAACATATTCATTGGATTTGATAGCAAGGAACGTGCGGCTTACAACACTCTTTCATGGAGTCTGATTAAGAACAGCACCAAGCCTCTTGCGATAACTCCCATTGCACTGAACAACCTTTCTGGCATCTTCACACGGGAGCGCAATGCACTCTCATCTACTGAGTTTTCGTTCAGTCGATTCATGATCCCCCACCTGATGAACTACAAGGGGTGGGCACTGTTTATGGATTGCGATATGCTCACGGTTTCAGACATTTCAAAACTCTGGGACTTGCGTGATGACAAGTATGCAATTCAAGTCTGTAAGCATGATTATACTCCCAAGTCAGAGAAGAAGTTTCTTGGACAGATTCAGACCAAGTATGAGAAGAAGAACTGGTCATCCTTCATGCTCATGAACTGCGAGAAGTGTTTTAATCTGACTCCTGAGTATGTGAACATGGCTTCCGGTCTTCAGCTTCATCAATTCAAATGGTTGGAATCAGAGAAACTAATTGGGGATATTCCTCTGGAATGGAACTGGCTTGCTGGTGAGTATGAAACCAAATCTGATGTTCATAACATCCACTACACTGAGGGTGGACCTTGGTTTAAGGAGTTTCGCGATACTGACTACTCAGAAGAGTGGTATGAATACTATAAGGAGATGTTGCCTGAGTGAAACTGGCTCTATATAACAGAAGCATTTCAGATAAAATGCTAAGAGGCTCTGCCAATAAGAAACTCGGCATAAACTCATTTATTAATGGCGTAAAACGTCATGGGGTAAAGGTCATAGAGATAAATCAGCCGCACTATTACCCCTCATCCGATTTTGGATTAATGTTTTCGTTTGCAGATATACACCAGAGTGAAATATCGCTTTTGCCATATATGCAAGCACGTAAAAACATATATGAAGAAAGCAATAAGAATATCTTTTTCTTTGAAAATGATGTATTGAAGGGGTTTAATAATGAACTCATAATGCGCTTTCCTTTTAGGTCAGTCTATGACCATGAGGCTGAGTATTTTCTTGAACAGATTCCTGATGATCTCAGAAAGGATTCCTTCAAACACATAACAGCAACACCACCTCCTACAATAAAAAAGTCCAAATACATTATATGCTTGAATAGACTATCTGGATATGGGAGATGTGGAGTCTATCAATTTCAATGGGCATACAATCTTGTAAAGAGTTTAAAAAAGAGATTCCAGACTACCAACATTGAAATTAGAGTTCACCCCGGTAATGTTCGTGATAATACTGCTCGGCGAGGTAGTGTAAAGCTAAAGCATTTTGAATTTCAAAACGATGTAATGTATTATGAGCGCATCCTCAACACTTTTCCTGAAGTAAAAATCATAGTTCCTGATAAAAGGAGATACAGTTACCTTGATACCCTAGACAGACATTCTATTCATATATTTAACACATCTTCCGCATCATGCGAATGTATGATTTCTGGTTGCTCCACTGTTATAAGTCACAAAGCAGCATTTGCTTACAATTTTGCACCACACAAAGTCACATCTAGATATAAATTACAAGGTGGTAAAGATATTGATGGTCTTCTCAAAAAGTATAGAAAGACACACTTCACTGTTGATGAAGTTAATAATGGGACATATTGGGACTACATAAAAGAGGGAGTGAAGAATTATCTATGATATTACTTGGCAACAAAGGTTCTCGGATACACAAGATTGCCACTCATCTGAGTCATCCTTTAACGAAACAGGATGACTTCCCACCAGAACGTGTGCATGAATCAAATGATCCTATCGTGATGTTTGGTGCTTGCCCTCAAAAAATGGAAGTAATCAAAGAGTGCTGGAGAGTCGGAAGACCGTTCTACACATTAGACTCAGCATATCTCGGCAATGTCAATGCACCATTTCAAACATCTGGTTATGCAAAATACAAGAAGTGGTTTCGCCTTGTTCCCAATGACATTCAACATTGCGAATTCATACGATACAACAGTGATGACCGTCTTAGAAATCTAGGTGTTTCTCCAGTTAAATTCAAAAGGGGCGATAAGATACTTGTTGCTCTACCGGGTCATGTCGCTTGCACCTATCACAATATTGATATCAATGTGCTCTCAGAAGAGATAACTCAGGAGATACGGAAATATACAGATCGGGAAATTGAGTTTCGAGGATTTCCCACAAAAGGAGCAAGAGAGCGATTCATTAAGAATCAATTTTGGAAAAGACTAGAGGTAGGCGATATACATTGCACTGTCAGTTGGGGAAGCGTGGCAGCTCTTGAATCAATACTTTGTGGTATTCCAACAATCACTTTGCGTTCTTGCGTTGCTTCTCCTGTTTGTTCGTCTACAATTTCTGATATTGAAAATGTCAAGATGCCGAAGGAAGATTTGATGCGAGACTGGTTGAGAGGTATAAGTAAAGTCTGTATATCAATTGACGAACTTTATGCCCAAATCAGAAATCTTGCATGATCATATTAGGTTATACTAGAAACACCAAATACTATGCAGAGGTTCTAAATCAGAGCATAATAGCAGAAGAGGATTTTCCGCTATCTGATGTAAAAAATAGCAATGAGCCATTATTTGTATTCGGGGCTTCACCTATTCTCAAGCCAATAATGGATGAATGTATTCGGTGCAGTAGAGACTTTTATTCTACAGATAGTGGTTACATAGGTAATGTTGTGGGTCCAGCCCAGAAGCTTGAAGCGGGAAGAAAGAAGTGGCTTCGTTTAGTAAAAAACGGTCTACAACACACGCAAATGACACACTACCCATCTGATGACCGATTACGACTAATTGGGTTTGAACCTATATCTTTTAAACGAGGGGGTAAAGTTCTTGTTGTTTTGCCGGGACCAATAGCTGCACTATATCATGATATAAAATTAGATACTGTAAAGGAAGACATTACCAAGGAGATACGAAAATACACTGACAGAAAGATTATATTTAGAGAGAAAGACCCTGATGGAATTAAGGCAAAGACGTATGATAGATTCATAAAGAGACCCTTTTGGAAATGTTTACAATCTGGTGACATACATTGCACTATATCTTGGGGGAGTGTTGCATCAGTCGAATCAATTTGTTATGGAATACCAACAATAGCTTTAAAACCGTGTGCGGCATCACCTGTATGCGATTCTCAACTCTCAAACATAGAAAATCCAAAATACCCATCCATTGATGAAAAAAGAGATTGGTTAAGATGGATAAGTAAAGAGACACTAACTAGAGATGAAATAACAAACAAGCTGAGAGATTTACTATGAAACAGATTTCAACACCATCAGGTCTATACGTTGTTCCCCAAGAGATTTACGATAGGTCTTCTGATAAAGACATCATCAAAGCCCTAGAGAATCTTGGTGAGTATCAACCGTGGATTGATAAGTGGGCAGAACAGTATAGCAAACCAAACACAGTCATTCTCGATGTTGGTGCAAATATTGGATCAAAGATTCTCCCATTCTCAAGATTACATGGAGGCAATGT